GCGGCTTGAAGAACTCGTGCGCGATCGAATAAGGCGCGTACAGCAAGGGGACATGTTCGCCGGCGGCGTAGGCCTCGACGATCGATTTCGACGTGACGATCGATTCGGCCCAGCCGCGCACGGCTTTGGGATCCTCGATCGCGCTGATCAGCCGCAGCATCGGGCGGATGACGTTGTTCAGCATGCGGTGGCGATAGGCGAGGCTGAGGCCCGCTTCGCCGTCCTCGCCGGCCCAGAAGCCGACCTTGAGCGGGGCCTTGCCGCCGAGCCGCCGGCGCCGCATCTCGGCCGCGACGAGCCAATAGGGGAAGTCGAAGGACAGCGCGAAGCCGCGGAGATTGTAGCAGACGTAGCTCGCGTCAAGGGACGGATCAGGCGCCGGCGTCTCCATGCACCAATCCCAGAGCCGTTTGACCTCGGCGGCGGTCGCCGGGTCGACGTCGACCTCGTCGTTCATGGCTTGGCCTCGAAAACATGGAGAACCAGATCGTCGTGAAACAGAAGCGCCGTGCCGATATAGACGAGTTTCTCATCGGCGATGTGATGAGCGGTTCCGTAGATTCTTATCTCTCGCGGCTCCAGCATGTCGCGATTGGCGAGATCGAACATGAACCAGAGAGAAAGAACGTCGTGCTGCGTTTTCACGCACAGAAACTTGGCGCCGCGAGGCAACCTGAAGACCTGATCGCCCGCTGCGCCGAGAGTTAATTTCCAGATCGTCATCATACCGCAGGCCTCCGCTCCAGAACGACCGGCTCGCGCAGAGCGCGCGCCGCCGCCCAATTGCCGATTTGCCAGGCGATCGCCGACCGGATGGCGTATTCGCGCAACGAGACCGGGCGGCCGAGCGCGTCGAGGTCGGCGAGCATGGTCTCGAGAGCCCAGCGCGGCGCTTCGAGATAGCCTGCGCAGACAACCTCGAAGGCGGGGCGAAGATAGTCAGGACGGAATGTCACTACAGTAAATCCCTCTCTTGACGTCCACCGTTTCGTGTGACACATTGTCTAACGCATCGGCAAGCAGCCGTCAAGAGAGGATCAATGACGATCGAAGAAGAAATCGCTGAATATTGCCGGCGCCGAAACGCAGCCGTCAGCGGACCTCTCAATGATTTCATGACGTTCGCGAAGAACGAAGGAAAACCGTTTCCGTCGGAAGAAGTCGCCGAAATCGCCTATCACAAATGCCGGACCGCGATCATGACGCTACCCGAGGACATGCGTCTTGCGAGCAAGCGCTGGCTCAACGAACGTAATTACGAAGACATGTATCAGGCCAAACAATGACCAATTCGGTTGGAACCAATCGCGTCAACATGCGCTCCGAACAGGTCGGCATTCGCATCCCGCATGTGCTGATGCGCAAGATCGACGAATTGGTCAAGGAAGCCCTGAAGCGCGGCGTCGAAGGGACCTCGCGGTCGGAAGTCTTATGCGCGGCGCTCGGACGCTACTTCGGCGTCGAACCGCCGCGGCCTGAGGTTCTGTGCGAAGGCCCGGAGCCTTGCGAGAGCTGCGGCAAGAACCCGCGCGAACCCCCGTCGAAGCTGTGCTCGAATTGCATCGCCTACAGGAGCCACACAGGATGAGCGGCCTCAACGACAGGAACAGTAAAGCTGCTCATCGAAATCGCACAGGAAACAACCGAAATACTTTCATCCGCAAAGAGCCGAAGACCAATCTTCTGAGCAAGATGCTGGTGAAGAAAGGCCCCGGTTCGAACAAGGGTGTGCGCTCGGCGCAGATGTCGCGCCGCACGAAGAAGATTCCCGTAACCCTGGCCCCGATCAGAACGAGCGACCCATGACCGACCCGACGTTCTTCGAACAGCGCGCCATCGCCTTCGCCAAGGAAATGCGCGAGGCCTATCCAAGGCTGCCGATCACGATCGTGCTGCGCAACGGCGACAGCGCCGTGATCGTTTCGACGGACGACGCTAGGCTCGCCGCGGCGGCGCTGATCGGCGAAGCGAAAATCATCGTCTCGGCCGAGGGGCCTCTCGAGCGCGATACAATCGAGGCCGCGCGGCGGGCGTTCCTACAGGAGAAACCGCATTAAAAAATTCCCATCGTGTTCGACGAGAACGCCGACGGCGGTTCACTAAAGGTTTACGCCTGTGAAAGACGAGAGAATTAAACCGGACGAGCTTCTTTCTTCTACGTCTTTCGTGGGAGCATTCTCGCCGACATTGCGCCGATCACTCCGGCCTCCTCTATTTTTGCAAGAGCGCCGCAAGGAATTAGCCTTAGAAGAATCGCGTCTAAACAAACTACTTGCCGATAACCGCGCCTATTGTGACGCGCTTAATTGGGCGCTCCTTGGCCTTCGCCATAACCTCTGGCCAGTCGCGCAAGATAGCCCTGATACATCCATTCTTCATTTACGTAGTCGGGCTAGAGAAGGAATAGATTGGCAAGTCAAACTGCGTGAATTGTCGCCAGAACAACGCGACGCAGGGTATCGCGATTGGCGAGAAGCTCATTGGTTTGATTTCCGAGCAATCCCTACTGGAACAAATTCTGATATGGCGGACTTTGGCAGGGACCTTGTAGAGAAAGGTATCATAGAACTACCGTTCGAAGAGTGTGTGTTTGTCTCCCAATACTTTCATTCTGACGAGGATAATCTTTTTGATGTGTGCTCATTGTTGCGTCGAAACGATAAGAAACTAGAAATGAAAGCGATTTGTTTTACCCCTCGTGATAATCGTCCTCCGATTATCTCCACCACGAAGCCTAATATCGATGAAATCTATTACTACTTGGCCGTCATGAACACGAAGTACGCTATTACGGAGATTCTCTCAGCACGTTCCCGCAAGAATCCCGATAAATTTCCGTCTGCCTCAATCCAATATTTTGTGGTTCGCCTGGATAAGTCCTGGAGTGATTCTCGTCTCGGCGGCTCTCACGCAACGCCTCGTCTTCATTGGCGCCGCGGTCACATTCGACATCTTAACGATAAACCGTATTGGGTCCGCGCTCATTTGGTTGGATCAAGAGAACGTGGCGTTATCCTCCATGATTACGCGCACGGCGAACCCCAGCATAACGAAATTTCTAATTTACGGGATTGACCGCGAAAGAGCGGCGGGCGCATCGTCCTCGACCCGAAGGCGCGAACGGCGGATGAAACCGTTCGCGCCCAATCGGCAAGTTATCCCACCGGGGCAGGCAGGACGCATGACAAATACAGGAAGCGCGGGGGCTGCGCAAGAACCGCCAGGGCCTGTCACAAGGACTTATTTCGATATCCTGGACGGATTGGGCTACGGGGCCCGGCTCGTCCCGGTCATTCCGCCGAACGCCCCGGTCGACGCCTGGCTCGCCGAGCGATACAAGATCAAGGACGACCGCGGCAAAGCGCCGGGGATCAAGTCGAACGGGCACTGGACATTGCTCGACGGCTGGAACAGCCGAACCCCGACTCCGGAAAACCTGAAAGAATGGGGCGTGATGGGCGCCAACGCCGGCATATTGTGCGGCCATGATCCAGCTCGCGACGAAACTTTGCTGGGGCTCGACGCGGACTGCCTCGACAAGGACCTCGCCGAGCGCATCGAGGCGATCATCGTCCGGCGCACGGGGATTGGCCCAAAACGGACCGGCCTGCGGCCGAAGGCGCTCTTCCCGATCCGGGTCAAAGGCGCCTATTCGCATCCGAACGTCCAGTTCGCCGGCGGACAGATCGAATTCCTGACCGCCAAGCAATTCGTGGCGATGGGAACGCATCCGAGCGGATCGGCTTATGTCTGGGATCGCCCGCTCGTGCGGTTCGACGCGCTGCCGCTGATCAGCCCGGCGGAAGCCGATGGCCTGGCCAAGGACCTCGCCGAGGCGCTTCCGCAAGGCCAAACGTCGCGAGGCTTCATCAACGGCGAAATGCCGCGGCAAGAAGACCTCCTCGGCGACATCGACCAGATCGCCGAGGCGATGCGCCATATCCCGAACGACTACGAGGACCGCGCAGGCTGGGCGAACCTCATCTTCGCGCTCAAGGCGGCGACGGTTGAAGACCCAGAACGGGGACTGGAGATCGCGCTCGAATTCTCGGAGCGATGGACGGGGGCGAACGGCGAGACCAACGATCCTGACTATGTGCGCCAGACCTGGGACTTCAACGGGCCGTTTCGGGCCGGCGCGCAACGCATCTATAGCGAGGCGGCGAAGCGGTCAGGAGGGCGGTTCATATCGCCGATGGTGGCGCAGTTCTTCGAAGAGATCATAGAAGCGGCGCCGGAAAGGGGCGAGGCGGGCCAGAAACCGGCCGTCCTGGACGACAGCGCGCTTCATCTCATCGCCGCGCCGGATCTTGTTCACATCCCGCTCGATCCCCAGCCGTGGATCGTCAAGGACATGATCCCAGCGGCGCAGGTCTCGATCCTGGGGGGCGACGGCGGGACGGGAAAATCGATCCTGGCGCTGCAATTGTCCGTCGCGGTGGCCTTGACCGGCGAATGGCTCGGCATGACGACGGCGCGCGGCAAGGTCCTTTACGTCGCGGCGGAGGATGAGACGAAAGAGCAGCGCCGGCGCCTGGCGGCAATGGGCGTCGACGTCCTGGCGCTCGAGGACCTGACGATCGCGCAGCTCGCGGACCAGGACGCGGTGATGGCGGCGGCGACCAAGAAAGGCGATCTGATCGAAGCAACGCCTCTCTTCAAACGGCTCGAAGCCTATGTCGCGAGGACCCGGCCGGCGCTGGTGATCCTGGACAACCTAGCCGACATATTCGGTGGTGACGAAATCAAGAAAATCCACGTCCGGGCGTTCATTTCCCTATGGCGGGGCATGGCTTTACGCTGGGGGCCCGCCGTGGTGATCCTGCAGCACCCTTCCGTCTACGGCATGACCAGCGGAACCGGGACAAGCGGCAATGTCGCCTGGAGCAATTCGGTGCGCTCGCGACTCCTACTCGAACGGATCATGGCGTCGGGACGGCCGGACGAACCGAAACGGGAGATCGATCCACTCATGCGGCGGCTGATCGTCAAGAAAGCCAATAGATCGCCCACAGGCGGCGAGGTCCTTCTGAAGTGGTCTGAGGGCCGGTTTGTCAGGCGAGGCGGATCAGCGGTCAATTCTGGCCCGCCGCGACCCCTTCAGCCGCGTGAGGTCGTCGACAAGCTGGTCGAGATGATCCGGCAGTTCGCTCTCGAGGACCGTCCGCTGAGCTCCAAGCCGAAAGCCAACAACTTCGCCCCGAAGGCCTGCTCCGAGCATGAGAGCGGCGAAGGCGTGACCAAGGCGCAGTTCCAGCGCGCCCTGGACACGGCGCTCGCCGCCAAGCGTGTCCGCGTCGTGCGCTACGTCAAGAATTACCGCGAATGGGAGATGCTTGAGGCCGTCGATGAAACTGTTTTTGACTGAGTTAAGCGTCTGCTCGCATGTCTGCGCGCATTCTGCTTGCATCTGCGCGCATCAATTTCTGCTCGCACTGCGTGCATCCCCTCCTCCCTCTAGAGAGGAGGAGAGGGAGCGAGTGGAATGCACGCAGACCATGCGCGCAGACCCGTGCGCGCAGATTCTAGTTGACGGGCGTTATTTTTGACGATAGCGCAATCCATATCTATAGGGAACGTTATGACGACGCGCCGTGCGTATAAAAATCAAATTTACGAACTGGTCGGTGAACGGCCTTACGTTAATCGGAAAGGGGAGACGATCATGCTGGCTGCGTGGTCAACGGTTTGCTGTGATTGCGGCGTAGAAACCGAGGTCATGACCCGAGGCGCGGAGGATAAGAAATTCGAACCTCTGCGCCGTTGTCGGAAATGCGTGGACGTGCGTCGAGCTAAGAAAATGGTCAGTGTTTTCGATTAGGAGCGATTCATGCAGGAAGAGTTGCGTCATGAATTCAAACAGGGGCGGTTTGTTTGTGAATTGATTTGGAAAGACAGACGCTTGTCGGCCGAGTGGAGTCCAGACGTTCCGAAGAAAGGTGAGGTCAGTCAAGAGGATCTGGCGGTCTATGTGCGAGAGCGCCAGAAGTTCTTGAAGCGTATCTACGATACGACAGGTTTTAATGTCGCCGTCGTCGATATTATCTAGCTGTCCACAGCACGCAGGCCATGACGATCGCGATCCCTGCGGCGACGCAGGCGAGAAAGCGGGCGAATTCGGCGATCCAGTTGATCGGCGGTGGTTCGGCGTCGAAGCTGAACGCTTCGGCGGTTTCCCGCCGCAGCGGCGGGCGCCTGGCGGGCGAGTCGGGATTTGGGAAGGGTGAAGGCTGGTTTGTCATGAAAGGCGTCCTGGAGCGTTTGTGTGGCTTGGAGAGGCTAGGCGCCGCATTCTTGGATATGTTGTGCGTAATAGTCGCGTAGGCGTTTGGCGCACGCTTCTAATTCGTCTCGGTCGAGAACTGCGGTCCATTCTCGTGTGTTGCGGCGATATCGCTCGCGACTGCGCCAAGAGTTTGACTTCGAAGCGAGCGGTTCGGAAGCTCCAGACTGTTTCGGTGAACATGGGCGTCATCTCCGGTGAATTCCGCCACTCTAATGCTGTTACGCGTTTTGTCAAGCGTTTTGTGTGACACTTGACGATTGATCCTTGCGGACAAACTTGCCGGCCATGTCGCGACGACGTGTGATCAAACCGCTTCCGATCGACCATTTGTCCTCTCATCCCATAGCGATCCGGCTTCCGAGCGCGGGATTCGGCGCGCTGATGCGGCTGGTTATTCATTTTTGGATGATAGATTGCGAGCCTATGCCAAAATCGAATGACGAGCTCCGCTTGATCGCACGCTGCCATAAGCCGACATGGGCGTTGCATCGCGATGAGATAAAGCAGGCGTTCAACGATATAATTATCGAAGTTTTAAAGTGGAAAGCAAAACACGACGCGGATGTCGAGCGGCTGCAGAACTGGCGCGCGAAAGGCGTCAGCACTCGACGGATAAGAAGTCTGGCTAAGAAGCTTCCGGCGGGTGTTCCACCGGCGCATGTCGCAACGCCGCGGCTCTCCGAGGCCACAAAGGCGGCCGAGAGAGGCGCGGCGGGAGGCGGATCCGGGGAGGGGTTCAAGGACACCTAGAGGCCAAGGATATGCGGCGTTCCGAATGTCTTTGATTCGATTGAGAGCCAAACGCGGTAAAGGTATTCTGATACGGCGGCGCGTTCCGGTGATTTGCCGAGATACATTTTGTAGGTGAGGAAGTATAGCACGGGCCCGCCGATTCGCCCGCCAAGAGCCTTTCCGCCGCACAGCATGGCGTAGTGCGCATAGGCGCGCTCGATCCGCGCCTTTGGGAAGGCGTCATATCCGCCGCGTGTTGCGAATTGAACGTGGTTCCAAGTCATTGGCGTTGCTCCGTTGCGGGGTGAAGGCGTGTCGATTGGCGCAGGTTTAAGGACGCTTAGCGGTTTTAGCGGCCTTAGCGGCTTCTGTGCACGGCGAGCACGCCAAACCGCCGCCCCAATGCTGACCAGGGATGTCGGTTTTGCGGTTATCCCAGCACGGGTTGAGCACGTCATGCTCGCAAATGCCGCGTATGGCGAAGGAACGATTGCGCCACGGTTGGTTGGCGTATTGGACGGTGAATTGCTTTGCCATGATTCGCTCCCGTGAATGGAAAACTCAGTGACGTTGCGAGGTGAAGGCGTGTCGATTGGCGCTAGTGAAACGCCGCTAGGAACGCGAAACCGGCGACGCAAAGCATGACTGCGCCGTAACCGAATACTACGGCGGCGAGTGCGAGGCTTCTAAGGTTTTGGTAGGTCATGATCCGCTCCTGTGAATGAAAAACTCAGTGACGGGAGTAGATCATGTGTATGACACTGTGTCAAGCGGTTTTTAGGTCAAGCTTAGTCGGTGCGCCTCGAAAATTTCCCCCCGCGCCGCAAACCAAAACGGTGGAAAATTAGGTCAGTCATGCTGACTTACCTATTGTGCGGCCGCATCGTCGCATCACCTGATCACCGTATAGCCATGTCACCTGACATCAGGTCATCATACAACCCGACAACCGACGCGGAGGCGCGGCTTGTTAGGGTGAATATTGGGGCGGAGTATCGGCGACAAGCGAATTGTGTAATGATTATAATATTTTAATTAAGCAGTTCGGCGGATGATATAGGATTCGAACCGCTTCGAGGCTGATCTCGATCTGCTCGAGCGACGCCTGGTCTGGCGGAGCTCGGGAGAGCCTGGTAGGCCGCGCCGGCTCGAGAGGAATTCCTATCGGCGCAGGGTCCTGGGATCGTGAGTGGTCGGAGGCCCCAAACGTCCCCGCCAAAAAGTTTTGGACGAATGGAATATTTTTATGCTATAAATTTTTCATGCCGAAAGGTAGAAAACTCATAGGCTTAACGGCCGAACAGAAACGCCAGCGACAGCTTGAGAACATGCGAGCTTGGCGAAAGCGAAATCCTGACCGCCAGAAAGCTTTAGTGAAAGCGTGGTTTGAGGCGCATCCGGAGCACGGTAAACGTTGCCGATTACGAAACGCAGATAAGATCAAAGCGAGAGAGGCGGCGCAATACGAAATAAGAATCGGCCGCATGACCCGCGGCGCCTGTGAAGTTTGCGGTTTACCGAATGCTGAGGCTCACCATCCGGATTATAAGAGGCCGCTTGATGTCGTTTGGTTATGCAGAGCGCATCACCGGGAAGAGCATGTTCGACTCAAACAGTGCGAGCCGAGCATCTTTGACTAGAGACCGCTCAGCCGCCGCGGCATTGCGCCGGGTCGGCGTCGCTGCTACGGTCGCTGTCAATGCGCGGGAGCGGCAGTCGCTCACGCTGCGAGCACGGTAAAAGCGAGTTCACGCTCCGAGAGCCAGGCGTCGAGGCGTTCCCGTGCAGATCAGGACCGCTTTCGGAGCAAAAGCGGTCTGACAACAGTCCTGGTAGCGCCGGGACCCCGCGCAGTCTTCGCTTCTTCAGAAAATCCACACCATCCTATAATATGGTATTGACTTGCCCGCTCGCCGGGGAGATGCTCCGTCCCGGCCGCTGCTTCGTGTTCCGACGCCCATGTGCGCTTGGGCGGGAGCCTGTTCGTAAGGCAGGTTTGGAGGAGCAGCGGTCGCCGGGGGTTTCTCGATGAGCGTCGATCCGAACAGCGTGCGCGAAGGCGACACCGTCCATGTCCGCGCCAAGGTTGCGAACGTGGACGGCGGACTCTGCGCCGAGATCAGCGGATATCATATTTTTGTCCCGTGGGCCGAAGTGGTCGGCCACGAGAAACGCCCGATCGAGGTCGGCGACGAGGTTCTCATAGAGCCCGAGGTCAGCAAGAACATTTACCGCGTCTTGTCCGTTGACAAAGAGAGCGGTTACGCTTGGGTCAGAAGCGATGGTTTGTCGCCGAAGACGATTCTGATCAGATATCTGACGTTGAAGGAGAAGCATAATGGTTGACGAAAACACGGCCGCCGACGCGCCCTCGAGCGAGAACAACGGCGAAGACGTCCCTGATCCGATGTCCCGGCGTATGCATTACGATCCGCCGAGCGCGGTCGTCGGAACTGGCGACGGCGACACTGGCATTGTTCCTCCACCGCCAAACAAGCCTGCGCCGAGCGAAGGCGGATTGCGCCGTCTCGTCGACGAGCTTTTCCCGGAGGACGGCGCCGCGCCGGCGCACGCCAGACCCTTGGCCGATCGGATCCGGGAGTTTCTCGTCAAGCTGACCGGGGGCTGATCATGGCGGGCCGAAAGACTGTCGTACCGAACAAGATGGGCGCGTCGATGAAAACGGCGGCCGCCAAGCCGCAAGCTGCGGCCGCCAAGCCCAAGGCATCCTCGTCGAACCCGATCAGCCGGCTCGGCGAATACGCTCATCCTAAGAAAAAGCGATGACGGCCTTATCGGTCTACACATCCAACGACATCACCGGACACTATGTCGGCGCTTCGGCGGTCGTTGTCGCGGAGACCGAGGAGCAGGCCAAGGAGCTTCTCGTAGCTGAACTTAAACAGCACGGTTTGAAGTTCAACGGCACGCTGGTCCGTCTGCCGATCGACAAGCCGAAGGTCCGTGTGCTTCAGGACGGCGATTACTGAGAGGATCGCATGACGCCGGAACTTGAGAAGCTACTGCGCGAGAGCGCCGAAGCTGTTCAGAAAATGACGCCGGAGCAGCGCGAAGAGATGTTTCGCCAGCAAAGGGAATCCTGGGTTCGCTCTGTCGTCGAGTGGCCGAAGTCGAACTACCGCTGGGAAGATGGCGTCAAGGTCTACGATTCGTACGAGGACTATTTGAATGACTGAGCTTGATGTCCTTGCCCAGGAGCTGCTGCGCGCGGCCGACGTCTGGTTCGACGCCAAGCTTCACCGCAAGCTGCAGCGGCTGATCGAGATCGCCAGGCTCGGCCAGCAGGCCATGGACGAATTGGCGGAGCTTCGCCACCAGGAGCCGAGCGAAGACGACATCAGGGGCTTGCCGATATGATCGGTCCTCTGCAGATGAGACTTGATCTTGGCTTGACGCAGTCTCAATTGTCGGAGTTGCTGGACGTCAATGTCCAGACCGTCGCTCGTTACGAGAAAGGCCTGTCGTCTTTCACCGGACCTTATCGAACGCTGCTGTTGACGCTTCATAAAGAGCATCAGCAGGGCCGAGCGGACGCGCTGATAGAGTTTCTGCGTTCCGTGGGATTTAAAAAATCGTGACGCGGGCGATCGAAACCGAGCCGCGCAAGCGCGAGTATCATCGCCGGCCTGACGCCAAGCGGCACACCATGTCGGTGCCGATGTCCGAGGAACTGCGGGACCGGGTCTGGGCGTTGGCCGCGGATTTGCGGCGCACGCCGACCGATATCGCCCGCGAGGGTATAGAGCAGTTCGTCGAGCGCTGTTTGGAGAAGGCTCGATAAACGGAGGGAAGAACATGACGGTCAAGGCGTATCTCGTCAAAGACGATTTTAGAAACACTAGCAGAAAGGTAATGATTCACAGTGACGAGCATTTCGGCCCCGAAGCCGATATGGCGTCAAAGCTCGTGACGCATTGGGGAATGGTGTCCGCTAGACCGGACGGAGAAGATTCGAGCGGACGAGCGAAACTCGATCTCATGTCGCCGGAAGATGTTGTGAGGCGCGCTTGCGATACGACGGCGTTGTTTTTCGAGGAGGTACGAAAACGTGGTTGGATTTTTCCATCCATATCTCAGGAAGATTATAAAAAATATTTAGGTGCGGAGGACGCTGTCGATGACTGACCAGGAAGCGGCGCAGGCCCAGGCTAAGGCGTCGGCCGAAGCTTATGCGGAGCAGATGAGGGGCGCTGCGGATCAAGGGCCGGCGGAAGTATTTACGGATAAGGGCTTTGTTAAGTTCCAGCATCCGTCCTACGTTCCCGGTCGGCGAATCCTCGGCGTCGTCGCCACAGGCGGCGAGGTCTTCGCGCAGACCAACGAGGGCCTCTATCGGGTCGTCGGAAACGAGCTTGTCCGTGTGTGGTTTCCCGACGAGAAGCCGAAGGACGATATTCAGCACGCGCCGTTCACCGCCGAAGAGGTCGGCAATCTGGTCCGTGAAGCGTTCGAGACCAAAAGAACTCAGGTCGAGGACCCGGATCAGTTCTGGTTGATGATCGGCGAATATGTCGTCAGCCGCGGCGGCGTTGATGCGTCTGTGTCGACAGTGGCGTCCGAAAATGTCCAGGTCGAGCCCGGTCCTGTGACTTTCGATCCGCATGAGAACTCGGTCCTGATGCAGGACGACAAGTTTCGCGACACGATGGGTGAGATCAGGACAAGGAACGGGCTCTAGTGGCGGCGATCGATCTCTATGAGGTTCTCGGCGCTGAGCGCTCCGCCGACCGGGCGGCGCTGCGCGCGGCGTTCCGCAAGAAAGCCAAGCGCGCCCATCCTGACGGCGGCGGGTCCGAGAAGCAGTTCGCGGTTCTCAAATTGGCGCATGACGTCCTGACCGATGAGCGCCGGCGGCGGTCGTACGATAAGACCGGGGCGTTCGACGAGGTCAAGCCGGACAACGCCGAGACCGAGGCGATGCAGATGACGCTCCAGGCGATCTTCGCCGTGATGGAGAACATCGAAAAGAACGGTCTGAGGGTTGAGAATTTCGATCTCGTCGGCGACACGATCTCGCATCTCAATAAGCTGCGCGGCGACTGGGCGACCGAGATCGCCAGATTGAAAGCCTCCGGCGCTGAGATCAGGAAGCTGGCGAAACGGTTCCGCGCCAGGAAAGGCAAGGTCAACCGGCTGGCGGCGCTGCTCGACGCCCAGGCCGTCGACCGGGAGCGCGCCGTCGCGGACGGCGAGCGCAAGCGCGAAACGGCTCTGCGCGCGATCAGCATCTTGAAAGACCACGAATTCGATGTCGATCGAGTTCCGATCCAGCAGCACATGAACCGGATGATGGCCGGCATGTTCATCAGGAGCAGCACGACATGAGCAGAAAGAACCGGCGTCCGGGTCCGGCGAAGCTTCAATGCAACGATCCGGCGTTCATCAAGGCGAAGGCCAAGGTTGCGTCGATCGGCGTTGATCCGAAATATCTTCATTCCGCGGAGAGACGGCGCGTCGGGATCAGCTCGGCGCGGTGGAAGGTTCTGGAGGACGAATGGAAACGGGAGTGGCGCACCATCAAGGCGATCATGGCCGCTGCGGCGGATAAGACCATCGAAGAGACGACCGGAAATTCATGAGCAAGTCCACGCGCTGGCTCAAGGCTTTCGAGAAGTTCGTCGGCGATCTTCGCATCACGTCGAAGGAGATCGTCTCGCAGGACGAGCGCGGCGCCAGGCTGGAGATGTGGGATAGCCAGCGCCGGTTCCTGCGCGAGGTCGGCACAGGCCTTGATAACGGCATTCACATTTTCAAAATACTTAAGAGTCGTCAGCTAGGGATAACGACGATCAGTCTGGCGATTGATGTGTTCTGGCTCGCCATGCATCCCGGCATCATCGGTTGCCTCGTTACCGACGACGAGAAGAAGCTCGAAGCCAACCGGGCGCTGATCACGCAATATATCGAGTCGTTTCCCGAGGGCTATTTCGGCGACAAGTTCTCGATCGTCGTCTCCAACCGCAAGATGATGCGCTTCTCGAACGGCGCTCGTCTGGACCTGATGATAGCCGGGGTACGCAAACGCGCCAACACCGGTTGGTCCGAGGGCGTCGGCTACGCTTTAGGACACATGACTGAAATTTCCAGTTGGGGCGATGTCGAGGGTATGAAGTCCCTTGAAGAGGGGTTTGCTCAGACCAATCCGCATCGTCTTTATATATATGAATCGACCGCGAAAGGTTTCAACCATTGGAAGCGTACCTGGGAAGACGGCAAGGTCAATTCACTGACCCAGCGCTCGTTCTTCATCGGCTGGTGGGCGGGCGACACGAACATCATCTCCAAGAGTGATCCGCGCTTCGTCGTTTACGGCCAGGCCCCGCTCGACAGCAACGAGCGTTCAATGATGACCCAGGTTCAGGAGCGCTACAATTGCAAGATCAAGCCGGAGCAACTGGCGTGGCTGCGCTGGAAACAGGCGACCGCCGGCAACGAACAAGACCTCCTTGACCAAAATCAGCCAAGCGTCGAAGAAGACGCTTTTACGATGAGCGGCTATTCGTTCTTTGAGTCTCGTACGCTTGCCAAGGATGCTCGTCGCATCGATGAGGAAGGTATCTGGTTCAGAGGTTATCGTTATGTCCTCGGCGACGATATCTTCTCGTTCAAGATGCAAGAATTATCAGTGGAGCGTGGCGATCGCGTTGAGGATGTCGAACTTCGCGTCTGGGAAGAGCCGGTCGAGAATGGCCGCTACTCTATTGGCTTCGATCCGGCTTTCGGTCGTAACGATCATAAAGACGGCCATGCGATTCAAGTTATGCGATGCTTTGCCGACAAGATGGTCCAGGTCGCGGAGTTCCGCACCGCCGATATCGAGGTCAAGCACGCGGCCTGGATATGTTTCCATCTCTGCGGGGCCTATCGCAACTGTATCGTCAATGTCGAACTAACCGGTCCTGGTCGGCTCGTCATGCAGGAGTTTTCGCATATCCGGCAGATGCTGACCGCCGAGATGTATCAGCAGCGCGTCGCCGACATGAAATGGGAAGACGCGCTCTCCAACGCCTCGTGGTTTCTCTATCATCGTGAGGATACGTTTGGCTCGAATTACCAGTACAATTACGAGGCGACCTACCGGACCAAGATGATGATGTTGCATAAATTGCGCGGGGCTTATGCGACGCGCGAGATCGAGGTCAGGTCCAAGCCTTTGTTGCGCGAAATGGGTGCTGTCGTCGTTCAGGACGGCGACATCGGCGCGCCGGAGTCGCGCGACGAACTTGTCAAGGACGATCGCGTCTTCGCACTCGGCCTCGCCAATCTCAACTGGCAGGACTGGATCCGCAAGGACATGATCGCCAAAGGCGAAACTTACGAGGTCGTCATGGCGACCGAGAACAACCAGGTATCGCCGACCGCCAACCAGGTCAATTCGATCGTGCGGAATTTCCTGCGGTCCCTGGAGGAGCAGGAGCGCGAGCGGGAGGAAAACCCGCCGCGCGGGCCGCAGTTCATGATAGATCACGGATTGGTCTGAGGAGACGACAGATGGTTAGGAACGCGGCGGAATTTAAGCACGCCCTTGAAGCGCATCTCCAACCAGCGGCCGAGCCTCTCGTCGAGCCTGTTGCTGAGCCGTCGTCGAGCGAAGATGATTGGCTCGACCTGCCGGAGGACCGAACCAAGTTTCCCTACGACGGCTCACGGGTCCTGTTGACGCGGGACCTGGAGACAGCCGAGCCGGCGCAATGGCTGAATACACGGCGCTTCGACACTAAGGCGATGCGCTGGGTTCCCGACGGGTTCTGGGTCGCGGCCTATTCCAGGCGTCGGCTCTATTCGTCAGGTGTCGAGCCGGTCGCCTATAGGAGAGCGCCGTGAGACGGGATAATCTAGGGCCGCCGAAAGTTCTCGCGAATGGGGTCGTTGTGAAACCGTGTCTCCAGGTCAATGAGTTTACGCTGCGCGAATGGCGGGACAGGCTGTTGTGGGATCAAAAAATCGTCGCCAATGCGTTTGACGCAGCGAGAGCTGGTTTTCCGCAAGAAGAGATAGAAAGAGAATTTGGAGATCGCCGTGACCACGCCGATTAGTCTCGTCGATCGTCTCAAGAGCAGCGACGATTATCGAAAGGAGATCATCGACGCGCTCAACGCGGCGTTGCGGCGCGCGGAGAACGGTGAGACCGACTCAGTCGTTATCATTGAGCGACAGCCGAATAAATACTGGCTGTTTAATTTCGGCGGCGAGCGCAGCGTTGTCGAGATGGTCGGCCGCATCGAGATTTTAAAACAGGAGTGGATCGCCGAATATCTCAAGAAGAGCGAGGTATCATGACGGTTCTCGATTCCGGCGTCGAAGTGATCGATTCGTCTTCGTTTCTCGAAGCGCGGAAATACCGCGTCACTTTCACTTGCGAGCGCTGCGGTCATGTCTGGAAGCGTACGTTCAAGTCCATCCCGAAATTCGATCCCGACTGTCCGAACAGGTCCTGCGCCGAGAAAGCGGAGATCGCCGAACTGAAGCGCCAGAACGCCAATCTCCAGGCGATGATCGCGAGCGGCGTCGCGCCGGGCCACATCGGCGACAAGCCGATCGTCAAGGCCGTCGACAAGACCGCCGAGATCGTGATGAAAGATCACGCCATGACGAACCTCAAGGACAACCTGCGCGAAGGGGACACGATGGCGCCGCCGCTCGCCCCGCATCTCCAGCGCCAGGCCGACAACATGTTCAACGGCAAGGCGATGGAGAGCGTCGGCATGTCGGCGCGGCGCATGAACGTGCTCGCCGCGCGGGCGATCGGCGGAGCCTACAAGGGCCGCGCCGTCGCGCCGAACCAGGTCCTGCCGGATAGACCGATGCCGATCAAAGGACTTTAGAAAGGACGGTGATGCGTTTTGCCGAAGATTGAGTTCGCGCCTATGCAAAGCGGCCCGGCGATTTTTATTTGATCGTCGGGCCGAAGCCCTATTGACAAATTGGCTCCCGTAGCTCAGATGGTAGTAGCAGTCGCCTCTAAAGCGACGGGTCGAGAGTTCGAGTCTCTCCGGGAGCGCCAATCATGTTGTAGGTTTCAGACAAGCGGGCTTATCTCGCGATCAAGATCAAGTCGCTGGCCGCTGAATCAATTCTGATCCGAAAAGACGAACGTGCGTGGCGCATTCGCAGCAGACATCCCAAAGAACAGAATCAGGAACACTGCCGGGATATTTGGCTCGGTATGAAGGCGCATCGTCGCTTCGATGTTCGCGAAGAGGCGCGCGTCGCGCAGCTTGCGTACGGGTTCCTGCGCGGAAAATCCTATCGCCGGATTGAATTCAAATGCTGGACGCAGCCGAAGTGGAGTCGCGTTGCGACGCTGATTTCCCGGTACGGTTGCGTACCGACACAGGACGCTGTGACGGCGTTAAAAGCATGGCGCGAAGCGGAGGACGCCATCGCGAAAGCGGCGTGAAGAGATTGCAGCCTTAGCTCAGAGAAAGAGCGCTTCCTACTAAGGAAGAGGTCCGTGGTTCAAGTCCATGAGGCTGCGCCAAAGTAAAACGGCCCGGCGTTCTTGAATGAGCGCTGGGCCGAAGTCTTGTGGGCGGGAAAAGCGGACCAGCTTCGAGGGGGTCCCGAAGCAAAATCATCATGCTACTTTTTTGAGTGCGTCGCAAGCCGTATCTTCGTCTCTTCCTGCGCTGCGGCGGCCTGCGCGGCCTGACGGCGCGCAATGCCGGCCTGCAGTTCGTCGGGATCGGGCGCGTCGACATGCTCGACCAGGGTCGCGGGATCCATCGCCCCGGCTTTGAGCAGATCGAAGGCGAGCTGTTTGGCCTCGGTCGAGAAGGCCGGTGACGAGGAATGGGCGTCGACCGTCAAGGTCAGATCGTCGGGCAGATCGGCGAGACGGAAGAACACAGGGACTTGTCCGGGCGCTGGCGGCGTCATCGACTTGACTTCGTCCTCCTGGCCGCCGGCCTGGTCCTTCGTTACCCAGGCGATCAGTTTCTTGCCGACATGGGCCTTGCCGAGATCGAGCATCAGCGATCCGACCGATTCGACGTCGCGCTCGGTCAGTAGCGCGCGGTCCTTGAAGCGCGGCGAGAACATCCGCACTAGGCCCTCGAAATGGGCGTGCGAACGGACGCCGGGCTGGCCGCCGCCCTTCATCATCGGCGGCAGGCCCATGAGCTCGTCGAACATCCGCTCGTATTCGTGCAGCGACGTCCATAGGTCGGCTGGGATTTCGACCTTCTCGGGCTCGACGCGGGCGTTGGGGTTCGAGTCGGTGAACCAGCCGCCGGGTTTCTTGTATTTCGAGACGATCGCCTGGGTGACGCCATTCGCGCCGCGAAAGCCGAGCGGCGGGTCCTCCTGGCGGCGCAGCAGCTTGTTGGTGCCAGAGATGCGCGAGTTGATCGCTTCCTGCAGGAGCACGAGTTTCGCCACTTCGCTCATGCCCCAGAAGTAGCCGGGAACCGGGTTCGGCGTAAATGTCAGGAACGGATGGCGTCCTTGCAATTCGGGCGCGGTGACGCGGGTGACGGCGCTGTAGCTGAGCGCGCTGGCGATCTGGTACTTGCCCATGATCAGGAGTTCATCGCCGATGATCTGGAACGTCGCCCAGTCATCGCGTGCGTCATCCCAGACCCAGACCTCCTCCATGTCGATCGTCTGTTGTTCGACGGCGGGATCGAGCGAGGGTTTGGGCTGCGCCATCCAGTCGACGATGCCACGCGGCTGCGCCTGGCCTGTGGAATATTGCGCCGATTTGTACGGATAGAGCCCGCCAACGACGACCGACATCGCCGCGCCTTCGCTCTGGCCGCGCGCGCCGGTCGCCTCGCGGACATGGCGCTTGATCTTTTTCTTGAGTTCTTCTTCGTCGGGCCGGCCCGCGACCAGTCGGTTGAACTGGTACGGCGTGATCTGCATGGAATGCGTGAACGCTTCCATGTCCTCGTCGAGTTTGCCGTGGTTCTCCCGTAGCACTCCGAAATCCTCCGGCGGCACGAAGGAGAAATGGAAGGTCTCGTCCTTCCATTGGCCCTTCAGGATTCCTTTGCCTTTCACGAGGCCCGATTCGACGGCCTGCGGGATCAGCGAATCGGCGTCGCAGCGCCGGCATTGCTGTCTGATATAGGACGCCGCGGCGCGGCCCTTGGCTTCGTTGAGGACGTTTGGAATGTCGGGATCGCCGATATGGAAGCGCAGTGACACCGGCGAGAACAGCAGAGACGAGAGATCGTCGATCGAGGCGTAGGTCTTGTTGAACATTGCCGCCGTCGAAGGATCGGCCGATCCGCACGAAGCGTAATTCTGAAAGAAGACGCCGCGGTTGATGCGGTCGGCGCGGGACGACAGACACTGGTTCGCGATCTCGCGCGCGAACTTGTCCAGGTTCTTGCGAGGTATCCTCATGTCATCTCATAGTATAGGATGGCATACTACTGAATTTTCAAGAGTATATTGACATAGCTTATAGTTGAAGCGTAGCAATATGTTTGTCCGGGATGAGGCTAGTCTCTCCCCGCGACGCTTCGCAAAGGAGACTCCACATGGAACGTATCCGGTTCCGTAGGCACAAGCGGCGCGGCCGCAAGTGATCCGTTCGGGGCGCTGCTCCGGCGGCGCCCCGATGTTCTTAGCGAGGGGTCGATGAAGAAACGCAAGATGTCCCGTAAAGGCCGCTGCTGATGGCTTTGCCGCCCGGCATGGTTCTTCCGCCGCCCGGCGGGCCCGGCGCTCCGCCGCCCGGTCTTGGCGGCGGCACCGGACCAGCCGCCGCGCCCGGCCACATGGCCGGCGCTCTCCAGCAAGGCATGACCGCGGTGAAGGTCGCCATGGAGGCGCTCCAGAAAGCCTTGCCGCAGCTTCCGCTCGGCTCCGATCTTCATACCGCTGTTCTCAAGGCGCTGACCGATGTCGGCAAGCACCTTGACAAGGGCGGCGCCGGCGAAGGCGATCCTTCCGCCGTGATCCAGCAACTTGTCGAGGCGGCGCGCAGCGCCAAGCTTAATCCGCCGCCCGCCATGCCGCAAGGCGGCGGCGCGCCTCCGCCAGCGCCGTCGCAGATGGCGGCATGAGGGAAGGAGTAGTCAGTCATGTCCACAGGTAGAATCCCCAAGCCTTATATCAACGACGTACCCAAAGAGGGCGATACGTCGATGATGGTCTATACGTTGTTTCCGACGATGGGCATCGGCGCGCGCCGCTCCGGCATGCCGCAGAACGCTTCCGCCGGGCCGAAGTCGATCGAGCACGTTGGCGGCTCGACGGGCCAGAATTCGAACAGCGGTCGTAAATAATGACGACCGCTACGACAACGCCTCCGCCGATCCCGCCCCAGCGCCCAGCCTCGCAAGCCGAGATCAGGGCGCTGGAGATTCTCCAGAAGAAGCTCTGGAACGATGCGGAGCTCGGGCCTAAGGTCCAGAAGATCGCGAAGGAGCTTTATCCCGACGTCACGATCGACGAGGATGCGTTCGCGCCGATAATCTCGCCGTTGCGCTCTCGTCTCGACGAGTTGTCGGCGGAATTGAAGGCCGAGCGTGAGTCGCGCGCCGCTGAGAAGAAGGCGACCGAAGAGGCTCAGCGTAACACGTCGATGGAGCAGCAGCTTGAGGTTGCTCGCAAGAAATACAGCCTCACTGACGAAGGTTTCAAACAGATGACCGATCGCATGATTGCGACCGGAAGTTTTGACGCGGAGGCCGCTGGCGCCTGGGTCGTTCAGAGCGCCCCGCCGAAGGAAGTTACGGGTCCGACCTGGATGCCGCAGGATTTGAACCTGTTCGGCTCCAAGGATCGCGACGAGTCGCTGGCTCTTCTGCACAAGGACCCGGCCGGCAAGTTCTTCGATTCCGAGGTTCGGGAGATGCTCCGCGATCCTGATAAGTACGTCCGCGAGACTTTCGGCGCGGCGGCGTAACGTATAGGGGTTTTTAAGCATGGCTGCCTATCCTACGTCGCCAGTGACTACGCTCACAGGAAGCGGCATTACGCCTTCAGGCTCCCTCGGAGCGCAACTCGCAGCTCTCACCAGGAGGGCCGTTATACCGTCAGTTTACGTCCAGGTGTACCAGAGCCATCCTTTACTGTCGGCGTTTCTAGGTAACGCCAAGGCGGCCAGGGGCGGCGTCTCGCAGATCACCGTTCCGGTTCAGGGCTCTTCGTTCGTCACGTTCAACTGGGGTTCGTTCGCCGGCGATTTTCCGATCCCGACGGACCAGACCGCCATCCAGAACGCTCAGTTTTCGCTGAAGCTCGGCATGGTGCCGATCGGCTTCTTCGGAATGGAGGCGATCGTCCAGTCGTCCGAAGTGATCATCCCCAAGCTGCGCGCCGTCATGTCGGACGCGGCAGTGGTCATCAAACAGGCCTACGCCCAGGCGCTCTACAACAACAATTACGCCAACACGCAGGCCTGGGATTCTCTCGCCCAGGCCTATGACGACGGCGCCAACGTTCCGTCCTACGGCGGCATCTCACGTTCGACTGGTTCGTTCTGGTCCGGTCAGTTGATTCCGAACACCGGCGCCCAGATGACCACGCGCGTCGGCGCCGCCCAAATTCTGGCGCGCGTCCAGTCCGGGGCCGGCGGCGAAGCGCCTGACTATGCCGTCATGAACCCGGCCAATTGGGCGCAGCTCATGAGCGATTTCATGAGTCTCGAGCAGTTCACCACGACGCCGCGTTCGCTCTACGACAAGGACAATGTCGTCAACGCCGGCTTCCGGGCGATCCGCGTTCTTGATACGCCGATTTTCCCCGATCCGTTCTGTCCGCTCGGGACCTGTTTCATCGTCAATTCGCGCTACACCGGCCTCTACATGTCGGAATATGCGCCGATGACCTTCTCGGGTTTCGAGAGCCAGATTCCGATCGGTCAGATCAGCGACATCGGCGTCCTGATTTCCTGCGCCGATCTCGTCTGCGCCAAGCCGTCGTCCGGCGCTCAGGTTACGGGCATAACCGGTTCGGCATGGCCGCTTGTTCCAGGTACAAATCCGGCGGTCCTCTGAGGAGCTTGACTTATGGCTAGTGGATTCGGCGGTATCGGTCAGCAGCCCTCGGGGCGCGGCCTCATCACCAACACAGTCGCGCTTGCGCCTGGCGAGACCTATCAGCTCCCGACCGGTGGCGCTTTCGGCTGCAAGCCCGGCCGTTATACGTCGCTGCAACTCTTCGATCCGATCCTCCAGGCCTGGCGAACGCCGGGCGCCGGCGATGTGTCGGCGACGACCGACTATGTCAATCAGGACGGGATCAACTGGCGGCTCGCCAATCAGACCGGCTGCGCTGTCGGCGCGCTGATCACCAATGCGGGCTCCGGTTACACGTCCGTTCCAGCTGTCGCCGCTTCGGCGGGGTCCTCGCAGTGGCGCGCCATTATCGGCGGCGCCGTTTCGACGACCGTCACCGTTTCGAACGGCGGTACGGGCTACACTTACGCGCCGATCGTCCTTCTCTCAGCCCCGCCGCAGGGCGGCATCCAGGCGACGGCGACCTGCACGCTGTCGGGCGGCGCGGTCTCGACCGTGACGATCATCGACCAGGGCGCCGGCTATACGTCGCCGCCGACCGTTACCTTCATCAACGACTATCGCGAGACGCTCAACGCGGGTCCGACCGCCGTTACTTACGGAACCGGCGCTTCCGCGGTCTGCTCGCTGACCGGCTCGCAGACCTTGACGGGCCTGATCTGCATTGACCACGGCACGTCGCTGACGGCCTTGCCGACCCTCTCTTTCACGGGCGGCGGCGGCTCCTCGGCCGCGGCGACGACGATCATGTGCTGGTCGATCACCGGTTTCACGCCGACGAGCGGCACCGGCTTCACGGGACCGTCGCTCCTTTCCGGGCTCGACGCTTTCCCGACGACCAGCCCGGCCTATACCAATGTCACGACGCAGCGAAATCTCGTCAAGACTCGTCTCGCCAATATCCTGATGCCGGCCGGCAGCGGCTCCATTCCGGCTTCGTCCGGCGCGGTCTTCTATGACGGCGGCATCTATACGTCGGTCCCGACGCCCCTGGTCACGACTAACGGCGCCTTGATCACCGCCACGACCACGATCACCTTCACGATGGGCGGCTATACCGACGTGAGCGAGATTCTGGTCGTCTGATTCGAGGAACAAATGGGTCTTCTCACCAGTCCTCGTCTCTCGGCCAGCATTGGCGGCTTGACGTCGCAGCGGATCAAGCTTCCGTCCGGCGGGACCTGGACGATCCCAGGGCCTGAGCAGGCCTGGTGGATCAAGCCGGGGCGTTATTCGGCTATCCAGCAGCGCGATCCGATCACCGGCATCTGGCTCGATATCGGCGGCTCGTCGCCTTACGCCGATCCGATGGTCGTTATCTCGGACGGCCAGAATTTCCGCGTCGCCAACCAGACCGGCTGCGCCGTCGGCGCACTGGTGACAACCGCCGGCACGGGTTACACATCCGTGCCGACCGTTACCGCGGGCGCCGGTTCCTCGGTCTGGCGCGCGATCGTCGGCGGCGCCGTTTCGACGTCCGTCACGGTCAACGCGGGCGGCTCGAACTACACCTACCCGCCGATCGTCGTCTTCTCCTATCCGCCTGTCGGCGGCATCCCGGCGTCGGGCTATTGCACGATCTCGGCCGGCGCGGTGTCGATGATCACGGTTTCGAACCAGGGCGCAGGCTATGTCACGCCGCCGACGATCCAACTGCTCAACGATCCGCGCGAGGGGCTGAACGGCATCGGCGTCGGCTTGGGCGCTATTGCGACGGCGACCCTGACCGGCGCTCAGACCGTGACCGGCGTCGTTTGCGTCGATCACGGAATCGGCGGCCAGACTGCCGTTCCGACCCTGACTTTCGCGGGTGGCGGCGGGTCCTCGGCCGCGGCGACCGCAATCATGTGCTGGACCTGCACGGCCTATGCCGTGACTTCGGGCGGATCGGGTTTCTCCGGCATTGTTCTCGTCTCGCCGTTCGATATCAAGTTCACGGGGACTTCGACGGCCTATACGAATCCTGATACGCAGACCGGCATGGTGAAGACGCGCCCGGCGTCGATCATCGCGGCTTTGTCGGCCGGCGCGATCACGGCGACAGGCCAGACGGTTCTCGACGGCGGCATTTTTACCGCGGCGCCTGATCAGATGATGACCTATAATACGCCGCCGACCGGCGCGGCGTCGCTGACTTTCACCATGGGCGGGACGACCGACACGATCGAAATTCTCCCGATCTGACCTCCCTCCCTTGGATCGGGCTTTGGCCCGCGCTTGGTTCGCCGGGCGCGGGTCTTTTAACTTAAGGAGCCGGGCGCGGTGCTCAGCACGTATCTCAGGGACACGTCGGCGCTGCTCAACGACTTGAATTTCACGTTCACGTCGCAGAACCAGATGACCGTATGGATCAATGAGTCGCGGCGAAATCTTGCCAAGCGTACGCCTTGCGTTCGTCGTCTGATCACCGGCCAATCGGCGTTCGGGGCGTCCTCGCAGCCCGGCATGGCGATCCCCGGCGCGATGCAGCCCGGCATGATCCCCGGTTCGCCTGCGCCGCTGTCGAACCAACTGACCGTGACCGGCGCCCAGTTGAACGCCTGCCAGACGATCCCGAATGTCGAGCGCTATCCTTACGAAGGGTTCTTCAATCTCTTTCTTCGCCAGGAATATGCCGGTTGCGACTGCGTGATCGACTCGATCTCTCTGGCGGTTAACTGGGGCGGCGTCGACCGGCCCGCGCTTGACTATATCCCGTGGGACGATTTTCAGGCCTATTGCCGGGCCTACGCCGTGTTGAACACGACCTATCCCGCCGTGTGGAGCGTCTATAACGACGGGCCGCAGGGCGAGATATGGATGTTTCCGGTTCCTTCGACCTATGGCGAGATCGAGCTCGACTGCCAGGCCTTGCCGATCCCGCTCTATTTAGACAGCGACCCCGAGGCGGTGCCGAAAGGCTTTCGCGAGGCGATCAAGTTCAAAGCGGCGTCTTTGTGTTATATGGCGTCCCGGCGCTACGCTGACGCTCAGGTCTATGAGAACATGTTCGCTGATACGTGCGGTCTGACGCGGGTCGCGGTCGACGGCGGCAAGGTCAGTTCGTACTATGGGGCGGGCTACTAGAGGAGAAAACTATGTTGATTGCTCTGTCCAAACGTCTGCTTGTTCCTTTTCCCGTTAAATTCACTGTAACGCTGAAACGAGCTATGTTCGGCTATACGCAGATCGTCTTTGGTTGGCATGATCCACGATCATAACGCCTCCGTTGCTTCGCTTGCCCGCGTCATGCTCGGCGATGTCGATGCGCGCGAGTTCACGCAAGTCCGGTCGGCGAGCCTCAAGCTGATCCTCGAGACGCTGATCCAGCTCGCCGAGCCGCGCCATCACATGCAGGCGGCCGATTCCGCTGTCCGCACCGTCGCTGGTCATCTCCAGGCCGTGGAGGAGGTAAAGGAGCGGATCGTTGGCTGATCGCGGGCAAGTTTCGGCCAAGGCCCAGCAGCAACTCGGTCTGCCGCCAGGTCTCAAATATTATTCTCCATTTCCGTTCGCCGGTATGAACGTCCAGGCGTCGCCGCCGGCGATGCAGGACACCGAGTTTCTCTGGCTGGAGAATTTTGTCCGGCTCGGCGACGGCAATTTAAGAACGCTTTGGGACGCCGGCGCAGCAGCCTATACGGCGCCGACCGGCAAGACGATCGTCTATTACACGTTCTACACGCTGGTCTCGACGTACTACGCTTTCATCGTTCTTTCCGATGGATCGGGTCTCCAGCTTCAGTTGAGCAATCTTGCCCAGACGTCGATCGCCGGCGCTGGGACCTTCTATCTTTCATCGAGCGGGTTTCTGCCATACGCGCGGCAATGGGGCGCGCAGTTCCTCCTGATCTCGAACCGCAACACCAAGAACGACTATTGGGTCTGGGACGGCGCGCTTCTCTATACGTCCGGCACGCTCGCGCCGACGACGCAGAATAATCCGGTCATCCTCTCTGGCGGCGTCAATTATTCCGTCACGCCGGCGGTGACGCTGGTCGGCGGCACCGGCACAGGCGCCGCGGCGACGGCCATCATCAACGCCGGCTCTGTCGTCAATATAGAGATCACCAATCCAGGTTCCGGTTACAGCCCCGGCGACGTGGTCCAGGGCCAGTTCTCCGGTGGCGGCTCCGATACCGGCGCTATTCTTACCGCTGCGATCGGCGCGGGCGGTGTCGCCGGCGTCAATGTCACGGCCGGCGGCTCCGGCTATTCGTCTGCGCCGACGATCGGCTTTTCCGGCGGCGGAGGCAGCGGCGCGGCGGCGACTGCGACCGTGTCCGGCGGCGTCGTCACGGCGATCACCGTCACCAGTCCCGGTTCCGGCTACACCAGCGCGCCGACTGTTTCGATCAGCGGCGCTGGGACCGGCGCGACGGCGCAGGCCTTTCTCAACGCTCATGGCGTCACGGCGATCACCGTCGTCAACGGCGGCACTGGCTTCACTTCGGTGCCGTTGCTGGAGATCGAGGGCGGCGGCGGATCGGGCGCCGTAGCGGTCGCGAACATGACGCCGACAGCGCTGGCCTATGTCAATGTGACGGCGGGCGGCGAAGGTTACAACAGTCCGCCTGTCGTCACGATCGGCGCGACTGGCATCACGGCGACGGCGATCGTCGCCAACGGGGCCGTCGTTCAGGTCAATCTGGCGAGCGGCGGCTCCGGCATCACCAGCTTGCCGGCGATCAGCTTCGATTCGAGCCATACGGGCGGGGGATCCGGCGCCGCGGCGGTCGCGGTTCTTGTGCCGACCTCGATCGCCTCGGTGACGGTCAGCAACTCCGGCAATTTCTACACCAACGCGCCGTCGGTGATCGTCGAGCCCGGCGCGAACAATGCGGCTGGGGCGACTTTCGCGATCATGCCGTTCGGCATCAGCGGTTCGGCGATGGAGACCTATCTGTCGCGGGTGTGGATCATGAATCCGGCGACGACGCCGCTCAACACGACGCCGCCCGGCACGATCTACAACTATTGTGCACCGGAGGATTTTTGGGATTTCGCGGGGTCGGACGGCGGCGGCTCCTCGGTCTCGACCGACAGCTTCCTGCAGACGCAATACGAGAACGTCCGCCAATCCTCAGGCTATCTTTATTTCTTCGGCGACGGTTCGGTCAGCGTCGCTTCGAACGTCCAGACGACCGGCACGCCGCCCGACACGTCGTTCAACTATCAGAACGTCGATCCGCAGGCGGGCCTTGCCTGGCGCGACGCTCTCCAGGACTTTGGGCGCTCGACGATCATGGCCAACCAGACCGGCGTCTTCGGTCTCTACGGCGGCGCGGCGACGAAAATATCCCAGAAGCTCGATCAGCTTTTCACCAACGCGGTTTTCCCGCCGACCGCAGGCGCGCTGACGCCGACCTCGGCCGTCGCGACGATCTACAACGTCAAGCACTATCTCCTGCTGATGACGGTGCTCGATCCCGACACCGAGGTCTTGCGCAACGTCATGATCGTCTGGAATGAGAAGGATTGGACGATCGCCAGCCAGGGCGTGCCGCTGACGGCGATTGCGACCCAGAAGATCGGCTCGTCTTATACGGCGTGGGGGTCGAACGGGACGTCGCTCTTTCCGCTTTTTGCTTCGCCGTCATTGACTCTTCAAAAGCGCATCGACACCAAGGTCTATGGAACCGACCGCGTCTTCGTTGAGAAAGCTGGCTATCGTATCTGGCTCCAGGCCCAGGATAATTCGGTCGGGTCGGTCGGCATCAGCGCCAATCTGGAATTTGCCGTGTCGGGCATCGGTTTCGGCAAGTTCGCCGGTAGCGTCGAACCAATCGTGCCGGGCAATGTCACTGAGCCGTTCGTCCAACAACCCTCCTTCCAGTCGCCTGAACCATTCTGGTCGGTGTGGGGCACAGGGATCGAAGGCAACGCTTTCATGTCGGCGAGCGTT